TTTTACAAACAGCACCAACAGTATCTACTTCTATACCTACAGGATTAATTGCTATATGGTCAGGATCAATTGGATCAATTCCTAGTGGATGGTTATTATGCGATGGTACAAATGGCACACCTGATTTACGTAATTCATTTATTTTAGGTGCGGGCAGTACTTATTCAGTTGGTCAAACAGGTGGTAGTGCAGATGCTATTACGGTATCACATACTCATACAATAACCGTAGCTGATAATACTTCAAGTGGTAGTTTCCCAAATTCTTCACAATCTTCAAGCAATTTTGCTGGGCCATTTACACAAGGTTCAGCATTTAGTGGAAACGGTGCAAACGTTACTGGAAACTATGTTACTAACTTTAGTTTAACTCATGGTCATACTGCTACTGCAACTTCTACTGGTACAAGTGGAACAGGTGCAAATATGCCTCCATATTATGCTTTAGCATTTATTATGAAAAGTTAATCATGTCTGACTTTCAAATTGATCCTGTTAAATACGGTCAGCTTTGGGAAAAAGTTGATCAGTTGTCATCTAAAGTTGATAAACTTGAAACAGGCATGGAGGAATTACTTGCTCTTGCCAACAAAGGTCGTGGTGGTTTTTGGGTAGGTATGATGGTGGTGTCAGGACTTAGTACCATTGTAGGATATGTTACACATTTATTTGCGAGTAAATAATGGACACTTTAGAAATACTAACAAAGATATGGCCTTTACTTGTGGCTTTTGTTACGTTAGTTATTGTTCTTGCTAAAATGGATAATCGTGTCGCAGTATTAGAAGAAAAAGTTAAAACGCTGTTTGACCTTTGGAATAAAAAATGAGTGACGAATCTGCAAAAGGTGCGTTTATTGAAAAGTTGTTATTTGCACTTTTACCTTTATTGATTGGTTGTACAGGTTATTTGATTCAAGCGTTAGGCTCAATTCAGCATGATGTCACCATACTTAATCAAAAAGTAAGTTTAGTTGTTACTACAGACAATAAACAAGCATCTAATACAGGTGCTGAGTTGGCAAGAGAAAAATTACGTCAAGATTTAGAAAAAGAGATACAAAATAATCGTGACCATATTGCAGAAAACAGAACACATATTGCGATTATTGAAGATAGAATGGGTTTATCAAAAATTAAACCAATGACTAGTGGAGATAAATAATGTTTGGAGTAGACGATATTTTAGCCGTAGGACTTAAATTGGTGGACAAATTTGTCCCCGATCCACAAGCCAAGCAAGAAGCCCAAATTAAATTGTTAGAAATGCAACAGAATGGTGAGTTGGCTCAATTACAAGCCGATATGAACGAACAACAAGAAGTTACCAAGCGTCAACAAGCAGATATGGCTAGTGATTCTTGGTTATCTAAGAACATTCGACCAATGACTTTAGTGTTTATTTTAGTTGCTTATACTGTGTTTGCAATGATGTCCGCATGGGATATTGAAGTCAATAACAACTACGTTGAACTATTAGGTCAATGGGGTATGCTCATTATGTCTTTTTACTTTGGTGGTCGTACTCTTGAGAAGATTATGGAGATGAAGAAAAATGTTAAGTAATTGGGATAAATCTTGCGACATGGTACTCGCACACGAAGGCGGTTTTACTAACGATCAACGTGATTCAGGTAATCATCTATCTGATGGCAGACAAGGTTCTACGATGCTTGGATGTACGCAAGCAAATTGGGAAGCGTATGTAGGTCATCAAGTAACACAAGATGAAATGCGTAAACTGACTAAAGAAGATGTAAAACCTTTATACAAGAAAAACTACTGGGACGCTGTTTCGGGTGACTCACTACCCAGTGGTTTAGATTACGCAGCGTTTGACTTCGCTATCAATGCAGGCCCAGGTGCATCAAGAAAGATGATTCAACGTGCTTTAGGTGTGACTGCTGACGGTGTGTTTGGCCCTAAAACATTAGCTGCAATACAATCGGCTGATGCTAAAGAATTAATGCAAAAATTTACGGATGCTAAAATAGCATTTTATAAAAGTCTTAGCAACTTTAACGTTTATGGTGCTGGCTGGCTTAAACGTGTTGCTGATGTTCAAACTGTAGCTAACAAAATGATTGGATAAAATATGGCAACTAATTTTAAAATTGATGGCAAACATCACGAGTCTAAAAAAGGACATTACGTTGTTGAACGTGAGCATGAAAGAGCTGAACACAACGAATTAAAACGTTTAGAAAAAAAATTAGACAAACATATTAATTTGCCAATGGAAAAGGCACATTCAGATGACCAGAAGGATGCACCTTTACCCCACATGAGAAAATATTAACCTTTATAGTATTTCCATTTTTCTAGGAAATAAGGGTTTTTTGAAGGTCGGATAAATCCGAAGCGTTCCCACGTTTTTAACACGTTAGTTGCCTCTGGTTTTACCCATACAAACAATTGTGGATTAAATATTTTTGCTGGTGTCATTGTTCCCTCGCTTTCATCATTGCGTCTGCTATTGCATAAGACATAGTTGCTAAACATTCTTCAGGCGTTTTGTTTTCATGAGAAGCAACTTCAAAGATGCTTTTATGGACTTCTCGATTGATTACAAGTGCGGGCATTGCCTGAGCAGCAAAGTAATCTCTTAAATCCATGCCATCTTGTAGTGAATTTATTCCACGAACATATCCCATTTCGTTGACAGCCAATTGATTTGTTGGAAATGCTTTCATTTTGGTTCTCCTACACATCTATAAAGTTTGTATGATTTAGATGGATGCCATTTGTCTAATATGGTATAGCCAGCTCTACGCAGTTCTCCAACACGAGTTGATAGTTTCATGCCACCGCCCTCTTTAAATGCGTCTAATGGGCTAATCCAACGTTTCTTAGCTAGTTTTACAATGATTTGTGCTTGAGTCATGTTAAGTTCCTTTTTCGACATTCGTGAATAACTTGTTGAGGTACATCTACAGCCATTGGATATGTTGCATATCGACAGTCATACACCTTTTGGGTAGGTAGTTCTGACATATATATAACAAACCCACAGATAAAAAATGATGTAAAAAGGGCTACTACTTTCATTTAGTTGGCCCTCCTAATAATTGAGCTTCTAGTTCTCGTAACTGAATAGAAAGTTCAAACATTTGTGATTGTGTTTTTTCTAATTCAGCCATAGCTTTTTCAAACATAGCCTTCCAGTATTCAGCATCTTCAATCATCTAATTCTCCATTCTCAAAGTCTTTTTCTGCCTGTATTCTTGCTGATTCTTGACGAGACTCAACTGAAATACACCATAACAAACGACCAAGTTTCTCAAAGTCTTTTGATTTTAAATAATCTTCAATAGACTCTGCCTGTTCCGCAGTTGCTGAATATATATCTTCGCTAAAGTTTTCAAACAACGTGTGATCATAATCAGCATTGTGATTGCATAATTCTTTGACACGTGCATCAATCGCATCTTCAGCACTTGCAAAACGTTCTGCTTCTACATCTGTAGTCAACCAAGAATCGTAGCTCATTAGAATCCCCTTACTAAAATCCAACAAACCAATGCTGGGCCAAATACGACAACTGCTCCGATAACTGCTTCTATAAATGTTTGCATTTTATTTCCCTTTAAAATGATTAATATTTACTACAACTACAGAATAATTAAGTTTTGTTAATAATGCAAGTAGGTAGATTCCCTAAGTGCAAAAATACAACAGAAAGAAGGTGTCTAGGAGAGGAAAGGAGCTTGATAGAGCCTTAAAGGGAAAAAACCCTCCCCTAGACGTGATTAGGTTAAATTGTTCTTTAATTGGAAATAGCTTAATAAACATTGAAACATTTTCCAACCTTTTTGTAAATCATCTTGATCTATTTCATGGATTTGTGTTTCATCTTCGCTAACAAATACAATGGCACAACGAGCATTTGGCATATTAAACCCACGTGCGTAAGCTGAAAGTTGTAAAATATGCTCATCGTAGACGGAAACGTTTTTGAGGGATTCTTTTGTTTTAAAATCCAGCACTATGCCCTCATCGCTGTATAAGTCGCATTTACCAGCATATTTAAGTGGGTGAGCAAAGGACTTCTCACAATGCCAAAATTGATCACCAAAATGCTCTCTAAGTGCAGTTTCAGTTCTATGTGTATACATTGGGTACTCAGGCAAATATACTTGCGTAAAATATGCCTCCAGTACGCTGTGCATAGCCGTACCTCTTGCCATAGCATCTTTGCCTGTACTACGAGAGTCTTCCGTAACTCGCTTTAACCAATCGGCTTCTGGCTCGTTCTCTCCACGAGGTAAGGTAAGACTAGCCAATAAGACTTGTTCTTGTTTCCAACGGTCAAGACCAGGCTTAGACAAAACATTAATGATAGTTGTTACACTTGGCAGCAATCCTTCTTTTTTTGCATCTGCAAGTGTTGTATTGCGTACATTACCATTCTTGGCAATGCGTGTATAACTAGGTTGGCCATCGGCTGTGTACCAATGAGCTGTATTACTTTCTGCTGTGATGATCATATTTTCCCTTTAT